GCGTAACGTTGCAAGCTCGACCAACTGCCGTGCAAAGAGACCGTCTGCATCTGCGGAATTGACCAGCCATCTTCTGCAAGGCGGGTAAGCCCCTCATGGCGTAGCGTGTGGAAACAAATATCCTCACTAATACCCAAAGCCCGCCGCCCCTTGCGAAAACGATTGGCAACAGAACGGGGGTTAAGCGGCAGCAACAAATGCTCGCTTTTCGGCATCCGTGCGCGATACGGTGACGATAACAACAAATCCACCAACGGCACGACCTGTGGCAACACTACAAACGCCTTGTGATTGCCCGCAGAACCATAGGGCGACTTCACATCACGCACCAGCCAAGACATCTCCGTGCGGTCGAAATCGCGCAAATCCAGGCGGGATAATTCCGCTTCCCGCCGTGTTGAGTAAATCGCCAACCACATAATCAGGTGCATCGGCATTACCGTCTTGCCAGCCAGCCAATCACGGAAGAAGAGCAACGACAGACGACGCAAATCATCCGGGGATGGCAGCGCTTCGCGCTCGCGCGACGCATGAACCACACGACCCTTGCGCAGCCCCTCGACCGCACGATCAAATTCATGTAACGGCGGCGCATAACCCCATGACAATTCCGCCTGATTTAGCACCATGCGCAACAAACGCAAGTCGTGCAAAACTGTCGAACCCGTTACCGGCTTGAACCCATTACACCCCTTGCGGCGCAAATGGGCAAAATGCGCAATATCGGCACGGGAAAATGCGGTAATATCCAACGAAGCCACGACCTCCATCCGTTGCAATGACGACAAAGACTTGTTGACCGTGCGCGCATAATTGTCTCCCGCTTCTGCAAGGAAACGCACGATTGCCTCGCCGAACAACAAACGGGATTTCCTGCCGCGCATAATATCGGGGTCAGCTTCAATCTCCGCTTCACGCTTGCGCAGCCATGCTTCGGCCAATGACCGCTTGCTGAACGTCTTGCTTTCCGAGAATTTGGGGTAACCGTGTACGGCTCTGCGGATTTCCGCACGAAAACGCACCTTCCCGTCTTTCGATTTGCGTACTGACACCGTGCCCATTTACGCCATTCCTCCGTCTGAAAATATGGCGTAAATATGGCGTAACGAATACGCCGCAAAACACCACTAAACGACGTAATACTACCGCATTCGCATAGATGAAGAAAACGCTAACCCCTTCAAAACAGGTAATAAAAATGCAACCCCTTGAAACCATTGACCCACACCGTTTTTGCGTGGCGCCGATGCTGGATTGGGCAGTCATGTTATATATCTTGTTGTTGTAAAAGGATATTTATAATACCCCCGTGTACCCTGGCGTAAATATGGCGTAGATTTTGGAAGATTCACACCTCGCCGACCTGCTGGATTAGGTCGTCTTGAGATACTGGTACACCGTCTGCGGCGTCTGCCGCTCCGGTTTGTCCATGCCGAGGACGGTAGCGACAAACTCGCTGCAGAACCAACGGCTTTTGCTCTGGCGCAGGAGCGGGCAAATAAAACGGAAGACACCGAGCCAGTCGTATTTCTGTCCTTCATGGACGCGCAGTCTGTTCGATACTTGCGCGTCGGTGATGGTGCGTCGCCCTTTGATGTCAAAGGCAGGCAGCAAATCCCAGCGGTCGCCGGGCAGCGCCATGAATTTGCCGCGCACACCGCCGTCGCGCACCGACGCCGACACGCAGTAATAGATGCCGGGTCGGGTGGTGTCCGGGATGGCCAGCTCGCAATGTGAGTAGGGCGAGCGGGTAATCCGGCGGATTGTCCAGTCGAACAGGTATTTTGCCCGCTCGAGCAGAGGCGAACCCGCGCGCGGGCGCCCTTTGTAGAAAGCAACGCAAACGGTCATTGGGTTTCCTTCGCAGGCATCATCGTCATCATCGGCGGCTTGTAGTGGATGGCAATGGCGTCGAGCGCAGCGAGGGTTTCGGCGGCGCGGATCTGGTCTTCGAGTGCCTGCCGCTGTCCGGCGACGGACGCGGTGAGCGCGGTGTAAGCATTGGTCTTGGCGAGTGCTTTGGCGCGTAGGTCATCGAGCGGCACGCCGCGCGCTTGCGCGATACCTGCCAGTATCGGTGTGGCCGCGCTCTTGTCTGCCGCCCACGCTTGCGCCTCTAGTGATTGCTGCGCCCATGAGTCGCGCTCGAATTGCGGTACGCCGTCCAAACCGGCCACGCGCTCGATAAATGCCTGCGCGGCCTCGGCGGCAGCGTGCAGTTTGGCCGTCTTCGCGCCCGCGAGCGCGGCTTGCGGGTCGGGGTGGTAGTCGTTTTCGTCAATCAGGCGCTGCCCTTCGGCGGGTTCAAACGGGATTTCTGTCCAGCCGGTGATTTCGCCTTTGTCGTTCAGGATGTGATAGCCCATGTGTTACTCCTTTGTCCAGAGTTCAAAGTAGCCGTAGCCGTGTGCAACGCGGTTAATCACGGCTGCACCGCCAAAGGTGATGCCGTCCACGGAAAGCATGCTATTCGGCTGGGGGCGGGTATTCGTGCCGAGCATGGCGACACTACCACCCGGATGTTGCAGTTCCAGTTTTCCGGCTGTCCAACCACTTAAGAACCCCATGCAAGCAAACACCAGCGCGTTTTCCGGTGTTTTTATTGGATTGGTGAGTCCCGGGATAGTTGTTCCTACCGCGCCACTCGCCCCGGCATACACATTGACTTTGCGTTTCCAGCCGGTTTTGATGGTGTCGTAAATCTGTTGCCGCACCGCTTGCAGGTTGTCGTTATGGGCAATCAACGCCGCGCGACCAGTGGCGGTTTGAACAATTTCAGCGAGTGCGGTGCTTGATGCGGCAACGGCCGCCATCGCAACTTGACTACCGGCAACGGCCGCCATCGCAACTTGACTACCGGCAACGGCCGCCATCGCCACCGCGGAATCCACCCAAACATGGCGGGCGGTAGGTGATGCAATCAATGGTTGCATGGCGTTGTCAGATGCGATGACCGCTGCCAGCGCCGCCGGGGTGTCGATGATGTACTGGGTAAGTTCTGCCGATTTGGCGATGACCGTCATGCCGGCCGCGTGTTGTGGCCAGATGTCCCACAGGTCAGGGGTGTTCTTCCACAGGGCGACGGCGGTTGGTTCGGAGAGTATCGCGGTGGCGGCAGGAGTGCTTTCCGCCAGCATCGCCAGCGCCAAGCGGTTGTGCAGGCATTTTTCGAGGATGTCGCGTTGTTGTACTAGCCAACGGGCGACGTCTGCATCGGCTATCGCGCTTTCAAACAGCGCCTTGTTGTCGGTAAACCAGATGTCGCGGTTGACCGTTCCCGCCATTTCCAGCAGGCGCTGGTGGAATAACGGGATGGCGCTCTGGTAGGTGTTCGCTTTTTTCTGCAACACGGCATAGAGGGTGTCGTTTTTGGCGATTTCGGCAGCGGTAAAGCGGCGTTCGAGTTCGGTTTTTAAGGCGGCAGGGAAAATGTCGTGCGCCTCCGGCGTGGCTTCGTAGAGGATGCACAGCTCTATCAGGCGCTGGTGGCTGAGGCTGGTGAGGTCGGCTTTGAGCAGGTTGGCAACGGCGGTTTTTTGTTCTGGGGTCATGGGTTTCTCCTTTATAGTCCGGCAAGGGCGAGGATACGGTTTTGGTTGATGCGCTCGTCGTAGGCGGCGATTTGTGTGCGCAGATCGGCGATGGTGTTGTTGATGCGTCCTTCGAGGGCGAGCAAGCGGGCAACATCAATTTGTTTCAGGTCTTCCGCCAGTTTTCGCGCCTGTTCGATCAGTTGTTGTACCTGGGCAGCTTCCAGTTTTTGTTCCATGCGTCCAATGCTGGCGTTTACGCTGGCTTCAAAGGCGTTGAGGCGGTGGTAGATGGCGTCCACGTCGAAGGCATCATTGACCAGCGTGCTGCCGTCATCGCTCCAGCGCAGGTATTTTTTCGCGTCCGGTAGCGGGAAGGACGGGGTAACGGTGGCGTTCACCGGGGCGAGCATCGCCCGCGCCAGTTGTGCCTGCAATTCCTGGCAGATGACGGTGAGCAGGTCGAGCGCGTCGTTGAGTAGTACGGGGTAAAAGCCGCCCTGGTTGGTGAAGGCTTTGCTTTGTACGATGTCGGTTTTGCTGTTGATGGCGAGTTTGTCGCCAACCGCCAACGCGGCGGTCAGGGTGAGTAGTCCGCCTGGGCGGGTTTCTTGGTCGGGATGGAGGGTGACGCGGTAGTCGCTGCCGTAGGCAAGCGCACGTTCTTTGCCTTGACGGTCGGCCACGTAGGCGCGCACGTCGCCTGCCGCGAACACTTTGAAGGTGAATGGGTAATCGCGCTGACTGTCGTCGCCGAGATAGGGGCCGGCGCGGCGGTTACTGGTTGAGATGGTCATTTTTTCTCCTGGTAGCCAAAGATGAGTGCAAGCGGGTTGTCGGTTTTGCCATCGTCGAGCGCCTCGAAGCCATCCCATGAGCGGTTGAGTTGCGCAGACGGCAGGCCGTACCACGAGCCTGCGGTGTTGATGAGGGCGCGACGGAAGCCTGCATCCAGTTCTCCCTGCCATGCCTGCGCCCCCAGTTTGTAGGCGTCGGCAATGCTGCGCGTGCCGACAGGGCCGCTGTAGCTGCGCCCGCCAAACTGGAGTTCGCGCAGGGCGAAGAAGTGGCCGGTAAGGCTGTTGGCAACGGCTTTGCCCACGGACGCCTGCCAGTGGTCTTCGTCCCAGTCGTCGCTGTCGCCCGGTTTGAGCAGGTCGGAAAGGGCGGCGTCAATAATCGGCATGGCGACGGTCAGCATCAGCACCGTTCCCGCCTTGTAGCCGAGGCTGCGCTTTGAGGTGAGCGCGTTTACTTCAAGGTTCAAGACGGTATTCATGAAGCCGTAATAGACGGTGAATAATTTGCGCCATTCGCCGCCGCGCTCGATGGCGGCAAGGTCTTTGGTCATGCCGCTGCCCTGCGAATCAATCACCGCTTGGTCGGCCTGCGCCACCGCATCCTGGATGTCCGCGCCCGCGCGCAGCGATTTGTTCAGCTGCGCGTGCCAGGTGATGACGTCCACTTGTTGCTGCACCGCCATGATGAGGACGTAGCCGTAGCGCCCCATCGCCTGGCGAATCGCATTCTGCTGTTCGAGGGCGTTGCGCAGCTCGTTCAATTCGCGGAAGCGGGTGCGGGCGCGGTTTTTCATGAATACCGAGACGCCCTGCGCTTCGCGGGTCATGGCGACCGGGTTGCGGATGAATTGCGCGGTCGCGCCCAGGATCTCCTGTCCGCCGACGCGGGAGACGGATTGCAGGATGCCGAGCGGCTGTTTCAGCGCGGAGACGACGTTAAACGCCAGCCCTGCCATCGAGGCGTAGCGGCGCACGGTGCGCAAGGCGTCTTCGCCTGCGGCTAGGGTCTCGTTATCGCCCACCGCTATATCTTGTATCCACGTTTTGAACTGGCGCAGGATGTCCGTGCCGTAGTGGTCTTTGATGGCGTTCTGCAGGCGGGTCGAGCGCAGCAGTTTGTTGGCGTCGATGAGGTATTCGTGCCACGCCAAGTCATGGATGACGTCGGCGAAACCGGAGTATATCCCGGCGAAGTTGTACACCAGCGGGCGGTTATGCACTTCTTTTACCCGGCTTTTGGTGTGGCCGCGCCGGGTGGTCGCCGCCGAATGCACGCCGCGCATTTGCGCCTGTACCGCGCTGGCGGCGTCGTCCTCGGCGGCGCGCTCCGAGGCTTGGGTGTCGTAGCGGATCGGATAGTAGCCGCCGCGCATCTCCACGATTTGCCCGTCGGCGCTACGCGCTGCGAACGGCGTCGGCGCGACCCATTGCGGCTCGATGCCGTTTACCCGTCGTTCTTTGGCGGCAATCGCCGGGCGGAAGGTCTCGAAGTAGTCCCAGATTTGTTGCACCGCGTGCCAGTCGGCGGCGGTGAGTTCGGCGAGCAGCGGCTCAAGGTCTTCCGCTTGCCAGTTCTCGCCGCCCAGGAGACGCTGGCGGTTGCCTTCGTTGCCCCAGTTCAGCGCCATTACGAAGATGTCGTTATGGGTGAAGCTGCGCGTCTTTCCGGCGATTTGGTAGCTCTTTTTGCGGTTCGCCTGGCGGTTGTTGATGAGTGGTGCGAGGATTTCCGATAATTTCGCCGTCGCTTCGGCACGCATCGTGGTCTGCCGGTCTGCCGCTGCGTTCGCCGGACGGATGATGTATTCCCACACCGCACCGCCGTCAGCATTGCCGTCGAAGCGCCGTGCCAGCATCGCCGTTTTCAGGTGGGCGGCGAAAAAGCGGCCGGCAGCGGCTTTCGCCTTGCCCGCCTTCGTCGTCGGCGTGCGGTTTTCAATGCCTTTGCGGATGGCGTTGGCGCGGATGGATGCCGTCATGTTTTCCACGGCGGCGTGGTAGTCTTCCTTCTTGCGCGCGGTGAGCAGTTCGTTTTTCGTTCGTCCCCGGTGTTCGATTTGCCGCAACGTATCTGCCAGGCCGCGCAAGCCGTCCACGGTGAGCGTCTGCCACGGTTGGCGCTTCAGTTCGTCGAGCATCTCCGGCGCGATGTCCGGTTCGATGCCCTGTTCGCGTTGCGCCTGCACCCATTCGGCGAGCGACTGCTTGCGGTCAATCGCCCTGCCCGACTGGTCGCGCAGGTCGAAGCGTTCCAGCAGCGCTTCAATCTGTTCGCGCTCCTCGATGGTAACTTCTTTCGGGTTCAGCCGGTTCATGCGGCGCAGCATCATCGCCAGCTTCTTCACTTCCACTTTCGCCTCATGCGCGGCGCGGGCAAGCGATGCTTGCAACACCTGATTGCGTTTTTCGGCGGCGGCGGTGGCGATGTCGCCCTTTTTCATCGCCGCCAAAGCCGCCTTGGCGGCGCGTGTTTCCATGCGGGTGTATTGCGCGGGCGAGAGGTCGCGGATGCGTTTTTGTCCGATGGCCTGCGCCGCCAGTTGCCGCGCCGCGCTCTGCACGAGACGCGCGCCGCCGCTTGCCTGGGCCAGCGCGTTGTACTCGGTCGCCAGTACGCGCAGGCGCAGGTCGTTGTGCGCCGCCATGTCCGCCGCTTCGCTGATGGCTTCCGGCGTCGCCAGTTCGCCGTGGCGCTCCAGCATGATGCGGTCGGTAAACGCGCGCACGGCGCTTTTCGGTTCTGGCGCGGCAAGCAAGGCTTGTACCAGCGCATCGCCGGAATCATAGACGGGGTTGCCGTCCGCATCCATGACGAGTTCGGCCAACAGGTCGGGATGGATGCCGCCTTTTTTCTTCACTTTGCGGCCAAGGGCGGCAATCTGTTCGTCGCCGTAGCCCATCTCTGCCAGGCTGGCATAGTCCAGGCGAAACGATGGCAGGTCGTGCAGGTGCGCGTGTTCTCCGGTTTTGCCGCTGCCGGGGTCTGGCTGGTGGCGGTTACTGTATTGCGTGTCGCCGCGCCGCTGTGCCTCGAAAAGTTCGTAGAAGTCGTTGAGGCTGTCGCTTTCCGTGAGGTAGCCGTATTGCACGAGCGCCTGCCGCATTCCGTCAAGGCTTTGTCCGCCTTCGCGGCGCAGCACGAAAAAGCCCGGTTTGACCGGGCTGATTTTGTCGGCGGGGTCAAAGCCCCAGGTGCGTTCTATTTCCTGTCGGTTGATGCCGCCAATCTTGGCAATCGCGGTAAAGAGGTCGTCGTGTTCCGGCGCTACCGCATCTGTCCACGGCCGCTGGTTGCTGGCGATAGTGGTATCGGCGTTCATCTTGCCGCTGAGCATCTGCCAGACGCGATAGACCGGCTGCGCCATGATGGCGTTGCGCGCCTCGATTTCCGCTTCGTGGCGCAGGATCTTCGCCTCTTTGCTCTTCGCCTTCAGCGCCTTGTGTTTCAGGCGGGCAATCGCCTTGGCGCCGCCCAACATCCGCAGGCTCATTTCGTCGAGGGCGGCGTCGCTCGCCCCCTGAAATTGGCGCTGGTAGTCGGCAAATTGTTCCGGCGTCATCCCCGCTTCTTCGGCGTTCTCAAACAGCTGCATCATGCTGCGGTTCTGTTCGGCGATTTGTATCGCTTCGTCGCTGGCGAGCATCCGATCAAATACTTGGCGCACGTCGTCGTCGAGCTTCACATTGAGCGCGGTCAGTTTTTTGTACACCGCGAACAGCCAGGAGCGCAGGCGCGAGAAGATGCCTTGCAGCTCCACCGACGGCGCCTTGCCCTCCATCAGGTAGGCCTCAAACTGCCGAGCCACCGTTTCATGGTGGTAGCGGCGTTCTTCCAGCGTCATTTGGTTCCAGTCGTCCAGCGTGTGGCCTGCCTTGCCGATGAGGGTGTCCACGTCCTTCAATATTTGGATTTCGCCCTCGGTGAGCGTGCCGCCGCCCGCGGCATCGTCGCGCGCGCGCAGCTCGTTGGCGATGCGGGTCAGGGTCTCGAAGTAGAAATGCCCCAGCTCGTGGATGAAGGTCGAGAGGTCGGCTTTCTCCAAGAGCGCGATGGTGTTGGTTGTTGGATCGAAGGCGCCGCGCGCGGCGCCTTTGTTTTGCTGGAAGGTGTTGTTATTTGTGTAGTTGATGTTGACATCATCATTGCTTTCTGATATGTTTCCTTCAAGGTCTTCACTAACGTCGGTATTCCCACCGATAGATGTGGCGTCCGTGGAAGCTCCCGCACCCTGGTCTTTTTCACCGGGTAAAAGCGGGAGCTTTTTTGCTGTCCGCTCGCGCGGGTTGGGGTTGATGTTGTAAAACAGTTTGCCGAACTGGTCTTCTGCTACGGATACTGATACTTCCACCACGTTGCCGCCCACTTCCACGTTGGCGCCAAAGTAGTGAAAGGCGACGATGTTGTCATCACGCACTTTTGCCAGTTCTTCGCGTCCGTAGTAATGCCCGTGTTGCAGTACGTCTGGGATGGCCGGTATCAGTCTTGCCTTGAGCAAATCCCGCTTCAGGTTAAAGCGCAGTTTCTTTTTCCATGAGCCGCCCGTTATACGGATGTCGCCCACACCTTCGCGGTGGAACACTTTTCCTTGCAGGTTCGCCTTGAACCAGTCGCGTGTTTTTTCCGTAACGTTGTCTTGCGTGAGGTCGGCGGCGATTTCTTCTCCGCTCAAGCGGGAAACGGGGGCTGCGTCTTGGTAATACGCTTCAATTTGCGCCGCATCCGGCGTCAGCAGGTCTTCGTTCCAAATCACGAAGTTGTGGTTGCCTTCGCCGTCGGCACGGCTGTTGCCGTCAAGGTAGCGCAGGCCGGGGATGCCGTGTTTCAGTAGCAGTTCACTTGCCGCCTGAGGGCCGTCGTCTTCGGCAAGCGCGTTGTAAAAATCTTCCCCGCGCGCGCCTTCTTCCTGCATTTCCGCAAAGGTTTCTGCCTTGTCCTGTTCGGCAAAGGCTTTCGCCAGCGCCGCTTTCACCGCTTCCGGCTGTTCAGACAAGGGCGAATCGTAATCGAGCAGCACGTCGTTTTCCGGGATGTCGGCGCTGTAGAGTTGTCCGTTGCGGGTTTCAATTTTGATGCCGCCCCGGTCTATCAAGTCAAGCGCTTCTTGAACGTCATCCACGTCATATTCATTACTACTGCGATGAACCTGTATGCGGTCGAAATCGTCTTCCAATGCTTCCGCGAGGTTTTGCCGTACTGTCTCGATATCCCCATGTTCCAAAATATCCGCTGCCGCTGCTTCCATGCCCTCCAGAACACCGCCGTCTTCTTCGCTGACCCAGCCTTCATTGGTTTCTATGAAGGTAACGCTCTCATCAAATTCCGGGAAGGAAATAACGCTTTCTGCCGGGCTTAGCTTTCTGCGGTAGGCTTCTGATATTTCCCGGTCGCCCGCGAAGTAGATGCCCCAGCCGTAGGCCTGCGCGCCTTCGCCCGTGCCGATGGCTCGCAGGCTGAATCCTTCGTTTTCGATGCCAAAATACGGCGTGCCGTGCCAGACTTCCTGATTCAAGCCCACCAGCGGCTCGCCGACCACGTTCAGCTTGTATTTATCGTAGGCCTCGCTGACGCTGATGCCGAGACGCTGCGCGATGTTCTGGTAAAACGCGGCAGGAAGGGCGGCGTTTTGCAGCGCGGCGTCGCGGGTCATCCGCCCGGTGGCGGTGATTTGCGCGGCAACGTCGTCGCGGATGGCATCGGCTTCTGTCTGTTGCGCCGCCGCCTGTTCGGCGCGGGCGGCGTTCTCGGTAATCGCGCTTTCCAGTTCCTCCTGCCCGGTGGTTTCCAGTTCGTGCAATGAGAGGCCGTCAGCGGTGCGCAGGTGCGGCGTGATGGCGTCTTCCAGCCCCTTGTCCGGCGCAATCTTGGTCAGGATGTCCGCCGCCGGGATTTGTACGCTGCCGCCGGTCGCCAGCGCCTGGCGGATTTCGCCCATGCGGTCGGGCAAGGCGGTTTCCAGCGCCGCCACCAAGCCGGACTGGTGCAGGGCGTTGCCGTCCACATAGTAGTGCTGGATGTCGGCGTTTTCTTCGATCTGCTCCGCCAGCCCGCGGAAAACGTCCGGCGCGCGCTGGTGCAGTTTGCTCGCGCGCGCGGCATCGGTCATGGCGGTGAGGTTTTCGAGGTCAGTCGCCTGTTCTTTTTTCATGCCTTCGATGCCGAGGTGCGCGTAAGCGCTGGCCAACTCCGTGCCGCCGGTGGCGATTTCGGCGACGGCTTCCAGGCCGACATCGCCCCAGTCGTGGACTTCGCCCCGGTCGGCAATCTGGCCGGCGACCTCGCCCGCCGCGCCCATGCCCATACTGGCGGCAATGCCTGCCCCGGCGGCGCTGGCATGGCGGCCGGTACGGCTGCCCCAACCGGCGATTTTCCCGGCAACGCCCATCGAGAGCGCGTCAAACAGGCCGACGGCGGCACCGCGCCGGTTGGCGGCGCTGATGATTTCGTCCACGTCTGCCCCGGCGATGAGGTCGCGCACTTCTTCCAAGCGCAGGCCGGATAGTCCGCCGCGCGTCTGTGCCAGCTGCTCCAGGCGGTCTGCGATGGTCGCGCTCCGCTCGCCGATGTAGCTGCCCGCGCCCGCAACCACCATCCCCGCGCCGGGGCCAGCGGTGGCTGTCGCACCCACGGTAGCCGCCAATGCCGGCGCCATGTACCCCGTCGAACCGGACACGGTCTGCGCCAAGGTGCGCGGATGTTCAAGCGTGTAGAACAGTTTGTCCGCGCCCTGCATCTGGCCGAGCGCTTCCATTTGCGCCTGTGTTTTGTCGGAGCGCGGCACGGCCGCAATGGAGGCGGCGTCTTCGAGGTAGTCGGCTATCGCCTGGTCGCGTTCGCCCATGATTTCGGCGGGCATGCCTTCCCGTCGCGCGATGAGCTCCCGGTATTGTTGTTGTGCTTCCGGCGAGAGTTTGTCCATGCCACCTTCTTCGGCAGCGGCTTTTTCCAACTCGCTGATTTGGTAGTGCAAGCCTTCAAAGCCTTCGCCCCGGTTGAACTGCTCCAGCTCCGCCTGCCGTTCTACCGCGGTTTTCAGGTCGCGCTTATTGAAGAAATCGCGAAAGCCCGCGAAAAAGTTGTCGCGGTTTTCTGCCAGTATGCCCGGCTGGTTGGCTTCGTAGCGCGCCGCCGCCTCTTTCTCCTGTTGCGCGCGCCGCCGCTGGCGTGCCTGGCTCACTTTTTCCAGCGAGGCGAGGGTTTCCATGTCGTCCTGCGCCAAGGTCGCAAAGTTCAGGCTGCGACGGATGGCGGTGGGCAGGATGGAGAGGCCGGAAAGGCTTTGTTCCAGCCCGTTCAGGCGGTGCAGGGCGCGGGTGTGGTCGTCCACAAATCCCGCCGGGGTGTTGGTTTCCTGCGCGATGCGGCGCAGCTCTGCCGCCTGATCCGGGTTGCGGTTGAAGGCTTGCAGCAGGTTGTCGCGCCGGGCAAGCGCGTCTTGTAATAAATCCATGCGTTATTCCTCGGTCGGGATGATGGAGACGTTCGGGCGCAGTTCGGCTTTGCGGTCGATGCCGAGGCGGTACCAGCCGCCTCCCGACCAGAAGCTCACGTCTTCTGCGGGCTGGATGAAGGTCTCTTTCAGGTCGTTGATAATGAGCCCGATGGCTTCGGCTTCTTTGATTTGTCCCGACAACACCGCCTGCCCGTAGTCGTTGATTCTCTGTTGCAGGATGTATTGCACCTGCGAGAGTTGTTCGCGGTTGAGCTTGGTCTCGTTGTAGGGGTCGAGCAGGTTGCCGAAGGCGGTTTTGATGACGGCTTTTTTCAGGTTGTCGTCCACCTTCCATTGTTCTTTCGCGCCGCGGCCTTCCTGCTTCGCCTTGGCGACGCTCTCCCATTTGCTGAGGAGTTTTTCCGCGTCGCTGCGGCTCAATTCTTTGTCCACCGCGTAGGCAAGCACCTGTTCGCGGCTTTTCTTTTCCAGCCACAGAGGGTTGCTCGCCTCGATGTAGGCGGGCCAGCCCGTGCGCTCACGCTCGCGTTCGCTGAAGCCTTCGGTTTCGCTCGCCATTTTGCGCAGTTTGATGAGGTCGTCACTGTCCAAGGTTTCGCGCAGGGTGGGCGGGATGTCGGCCAGCGTGCCGCCGCCCCAGAGGATTTCGGTGGCGGCCGTCAGGTTGGCGGCGTGCTCCTGCTCCTGTTGCTCTTGGGTTACGTCGCGCTCGCTGCGGTAGAGGTCAATAAACTGCGCGCGTAGGCCGGGATCTTCCGGGAAGCGGCGGTACGCTTCCTGTTTCAGCTGCGCGTCGCTCAGGTAGCCGCGTCCTTCCGGCACGCCTGTCGGCAGGGAGGCATCCGGCTTGACGTTCATTTTGCGCGCCGCCCAGGCGATAACGTCGCCGACGGTTTTGCCTTTGGCGAACACTTCCGGGTTGGCGGCAAGGATTTTGCCGCCTTCCGTCTTGCCGTGGACGCGCAATATATGGGCGCGGGCGTCTTCGCGCGGATCGGCCTTGTACATGGCAATCGCCCCGCCGGAGCCGCGGAAATGCGCGAGGTAGGCGGTCGTGTCATTCCACGGCACGCCCGCCTGGCGCAGTTCTTTTTCGTTTTTGTCCAGGTACCAGTCAGTAGCGGCTTCGGCGATGCGCGGGTCGCTGCGTTTTTCCAGCCATGCCGCTTTGCTCAAATCGCCGCGCAGTTGCCGCCCGACGGCACTTTCGCCGAATTCCAGCCATGTGCCGTCGATAAATTGCGCCCGCCCGTAGGCGCTGGAGCGTTTGTTTTTGGCGTAGTTGTTATTGCCCGATTCCGCGCCGAAGAGTTTTTGCTTCACGCGCTCGCGGTTATAGCCGCGGTTGTAGGCGGCGTAGGCGTCGCCCGTTTGCGACGGGGTGAAGGTCTGCGTCCCCGCGCTCAAAGCGTCTTCCACCTGCGTGCGCACGTCGCGCTGTTCGTAGGCCGCCTTCAATGATCCGGCTGTTTTCACGGCATCATCCGCGCCCAGATAGCCCTGATAGCGCTCGCGCATCAGCGCCGCGCCTTCAAGGTCGCCGCTATCAATAGCCTGGTTGATGACGCTCGTCATGGCGCCGCTGGCCGCCTCCCGTCGCGCGTTCTCCAGCCATTCGGCGCCCATGCCGGATTTTTCCTGGATGCGCGCCAGTACCGCCTCCAGTTTCACCCGCCCTTCTTCGCGCTCCTTGTCGTTGCCGGTGGCGATGAGGTTCGCCGCGTTGTTGAGCGCCGCCGTGTCGTTGGCTTTTTCGTAGTCGTCAAATTCTCGGTTGATGTGGCTTTGTATGTCGGATTTTTGTTGCAGCCGCTTTTTCTCGGCGTACTCGGCAAAGGCTTCGCGCTGGCGGTCGTTGCCCAGTTGCTGCATGATGCGGTCGCGCCCGGCTTTGGCGCGCTCGGCGTAGATTTGTTCGAGGTTGCCGTTGCCGTCTTTCGGTTGCAGCGCGTTGTCGCCGTGGCGGTGTTTCCAACCGCTGTCTTGGTTGTTGGCCTCGTCCAGATACAGTTCATCGAGTGCGTTTTGCGCCCATTCCACGCGCACGCGGTCGGCGCGTTCGCGTTCTTTCTGCGCGATGTCCTGGATGACCAGGCCGAGGTTGCTTATGCCCTGGCCGATACTTTGTTGCAGCGCGCCCGCCTGTTTTGCCGCCTGGTAGGCGGCATCGGTGTCGTTCAGTTCGGCTTTTTTGACGCCGCCGGTGCCGAGGTGCGCGCCGCTGCCGAAACCGCGTGTGCGCGCCTGCTGGTTCAGGTCGGGCAGGCGGCTGATGTTGTGGGTTTGCGCTTCAACCGGGGTAATGGCGACGCTGGGCAGGCCGCGCGCGCCGATTTCCAGTTCGTTTTGTACGGGGACTTTTGGCATGTCAGCTCCATTTCAGTTTGCCGCGCGCCTGCTGCGGGCTCAGCCCCATCGTGCGGTAGTAGTCGAATCCGCCGCCGCTTTGTCCGCCGCTGCGGTTGCCGAAGGTGCTGTACCAGCTTTGCGCGAATTGTCCGGCGCCGCTGATAAGTGAGCCGAATGCCGCACCCAACGGACTGACGCCGCTGTTGTACACGGGGTTTTCCGGGGTCGGGGTGACGTACTGGCGCCCCACGTAGGGGCTCATGTCCATGGGTGCGTTGTACTGGGTGCGCACGCCACGGCTGCCGTAGTATTCGCCGTGGATGGTCGCCTTGTTCGCCTCAAGCATCCCCGCCTGCGCCAGTTGGTTCATCATCTGGGTTTCGTGGCCGAAGGCTTCGTTCAGCGCGTTTTGTTTCAGGGTGTCGATGTCGATACGGCGCATCAGGTCGGCGCTGTCCATCAGCTCCTGCGCGCTGCCTTCGTCCAGCACAACGCCGTTGGCCGCGAGCGCCGCGCGTGCCGAGGCTTGTTGGTTGCCCGCGCGCAGGCTGTATTGGGCGATGGCGTGGTCGCCAGCGTGGCGCGCGCTGGTTTTGGCGAAGTTGGCGAGGTTGGCGTTCACCCGGGCGATGTCCGCCTGGTGTTGCAGGTTGTTGCGCTGGATTTGCGCGTTGATGCCGCTCATCGCTTCTTGGTGTTCGAGCGCGGCGCGGTCGTATCGTCCCTGCTGGCTTAGGGCTTCGGCCTCGTAGCTGCCAAGCAGGTATTCTCGTTTGGCCGCAAATTGGTCGGCGGCAAATTGGCGGTCGCTTTGGTACTGGTTGTAGGCGTTGTTCAGCCGCGTCTGCCAGTTGCCCATGATTTGCTGGTGCCTGAAGTTGAGCCGGTCGGTTTTTGCCTGACCGTAGGCGCCGAGGATGGATGTGGCATAGCCCAGCCCTTGCAGGCCGAGGCCAAAGGTGGCGAGATCCATTAGAAGGCTACCTCCGTGGTGAGTGAGACAAGGGAAAGCGGCAGCGGGTCGCGCTGCTGGATGAGGATTTGGCCGTAGTCGTTCCAGTCGGGATATACGGTGATTTCGATTTGGCCGGTTTTCAGGCGCGGCGGCGTGCCGAGCGGTTCGGTGGTGCGCTGTTTGTGTTCAACCAGGCGCCCTTCCTCCGGCCCCGCCCAGATGCCGGAGGTCTGGATGACGTCCAGCCAGACTTTGTTCACGTTTTTGGTCAGCCCCCGCCCTTTGCCGTTGTCGATGTCGCCCACCACCGGCAGGGTTTGCAGTTCGGCCAGGTAGGGCAGGCCGACGTGGATTTTTTTCGCCGCGTGTTGCAGGTGGATTTCGCCATTCGTCACGGTCTGCGGCACGTGGACCGCGCCGTCGGCGAGGATGCTCACGGTCTTGCCTTCGAGGTGGCCGAGTTGTTTCAGGGTTTTCACCGGCATGCCGTTGTAGGACAGGCCGGAATCCACGAAGAAGGCGTTTTCTTGCGCGCCAAAGGCGCGGGACTCAAGGCGTTCGATGTAGCGCTTGGTTTGCCCGTTGATGTTTCTGCGCACCGCGACGTAGAGCATGTCTTCGTCGCCTTCCGCCACCACCGCGCAGGATTCAAAGGCGCCGTTGGTGTCGTGCCAATGCCAGGCGCCAATCTGCTGTTCGGGGACGTAGGTGTTGCCGATGAGCCGCCCGTCGCTGCTGACAAACCACACCAGCGGCAACGGCGCTTTGCCAAAGGCCATATCCACAATGCGGTGGCCGTCGAACAGGTGCGGCGCGCGCAGCGAGATGTCGGCGGTGATAAAGCCGCCCGCGTCGCGCGAGTAGGCGAGTTCATGTACGTGGCCGCCCCGGGCGGCGCAGTAGATGACCGAGGAATTGACGATGACCGGCTGCACGTTGTTTGCGCCGACGTAGCTGTGCGGGCTGATGGAAATCGTCGTGTTGGTGAGCACGTCGCTGTTCTGCGTGTTCACGTTCCACTCCGCGCTGCCGGTGAGGATAAGCAGGTTGGTCAGCGGTACGATGTGGCGGATCGGGCTGGCTTCGCGCGCGGCGACGCGCACTTCGATGCGGTCGTCATCGCGCGATGGCGTCGAGTAGCTCATGTCGCTTTCGGTGCCGCTCTTGGTCATCCATACTTTTTGCGGTTCGGACGGTGTCCCCGCAAAGCAGCGCCGTTGCTGGTAGTACGACACCGCCGCGGGATAGTGCTGTGCCTTGTCGAAGACGGCTTTGTATTTCGGCGGGGTTTTCGCCATGTCCGGCGAGACACCGCGGTCTTCAAAGCTGGTTTCGTTGGCGTATCCGGCAAGGCCGAACATCCCCGATTGCCGCTTGTACACCAGGTAGTGGTCGGCACCATCCACCGCCTTCCATGTCAGGATGTTGTTGTTGCCGGGGGTGTAGAGGTCGTTGGTCGCCTCCACTTCGGCGCTTTCTTTGCTCTCCACCCCGTCTTTTACCGCCGTCACTTTGTAGCGGTATTTGAGGTCGATTTGTTGCACCCCGGATGCCAGCGGCACGCGCTTCGCTTCCGCCTTGAGTTCGGTCGGCGGCTCGAATTTCGGCACGAAGGAGATGGCTTCCAGTTTCCAGTTGGTCGCGCCTAACCGGCGCAGTTCTTGCGGCGGATAGTTCGGGTGTACGAGGGTCAGGACGTCCGCGCTCTGCACGTGGTGGATGTCCATCAGGTGTTCTTCGGCGTAAGGCGTGGCGATTTCGTAGGGCGCGTTGCCGTCGTAGAGGGTCGCCGCGCCGGTATGAAAACGCGCGTACTTGTCGCCCAGTTCGATCACCATCGTCTGCTCGCCGGAAAACGAGAAGGGGATGAGGCGTACCCGTTTACTGGAGTCTTTCACCTCATGCACGAAGCGCAGCCCTGCGCGGTTTTCCACCATGCCCTGCGGGCGCACGATGCAGTTGCGGCAGCGGGCAAGACCGTTGGCATAGCCGACGTCATCGGCGCGCCCCCACATTTGCGGCGCGATTTCGCCGCCAACAAAGGCTTGTTGCAGGAATTTGGCGTTGCTCATGCGCGTCCCTGTATCCACGGGGTTTGCGCGCGCGGGCGCACCTTCCGTTGCTTGCTGTCATGGCTGATGGCGAGCCCCAGATAGTTGGCGTAAGCAGCCTCGCAACTCTTCACTTCATTCCTTCCAGCCTCCCCCTTGAGCACCGGCCCCGCCAGCATTGACGCCAGTTGCCACGAGAGCGCGGCAACAAAGGTCGCCGGGAATAGCGCCGGGTCGTCAATGTTGGCGAGATAACGCACTACCGCCTCGCGTTGGTCAGTGAGGATGTGGATTTGCCCGTCTTCGTGTTCGGTCTGGTAATCCGCTGTTACCGCCTGGCCGTTTACTTCGTAGTCGTCCGGCGCATTGGGCGGCAGCACCGCGAATACCCTGAGCGCGTCATGCGGCAGGGCATAGTGGTACGCCCAGGCGCTATTGCGCTGCGCCAGCTGCGCGGGCTTGACGCGTTTGGTCGCAAATCCCCACTCGTGCGCCTCCAATACTATTCGCAAGGCGAGTGGCCAGTAGGTTTTGCAATGCTCGGCCTGCGCGCTCCCTTCCGGCGGGTCAATGGAGACGACGGTCGCCCGGTCGCCAAGGTTCGAGAGCGCGAGGTTGCAGATGCCCACTACCGAGAACATGGCTTACTCCCGCTTGCCTTTACCGGGTTTTGTCGAGGTTTCCGGGGTGGCTTCCGCCGGGGTTTCCGGGGTGGCTTCCGCCGGGGTTTCCGGGGTGGCTTCCGCCGGGGTGGGTTCAACCCATACGGGTTCAGGGTTCAACCCTTCGCCGTTTGGGTTTAACCCATCCCCGCCCAACTCGCCGCCGAGGCCGTGGTTGTCAGGTTCTAATGGGTTCAACTCATCGGGCGCAACCGGGACAAACCACCCCGCAGAAAGAGCATCGGGGACGACAAACTCGTCCCCGATATTTCTGATTTGCCCGCCGTAGTAGCCTTTGGCGATGGCTTTTACTTTCATGGCCACACCTTCGGATTTTTCGGATGGGTGATTGCCATTTGCAGGCCGTCCACTATGGCCGCATCAACTTTGCCGCCGGTGCCGGTCTTGGTGTATTTCAGCTTCAGATAGCGTTTGTGGATGAGCGGCACGGGCAGGGCGATTTGTTGCCCAACGCCCATCGGCTGGGCGCCAGTCTGTGCCACGGTGGCAAAATTCGCCGCTTCTTCGTCGCTGTGTTGCAGGACGACGTCAAGGGTGTCGCCCGCGGCAAAACCTTCTTTGCCGGTTACGACGATGTAGAGGTTGCGGTCTGCCATACCGTAGTTGGCCGTTTTTACGCCGCAGTCGATGGTGTTTTCGCTGTCGCCATCGGCGGTTTGCGCCACGGAAAAGCGCAACAGGCTGTCAATAATCATGGTGTACTCCTTAAACTACGCGGGCTTCGGTGGAGAGCAGGGCATCGGAAATGCGCACCGGCACGCCGTCGCCATCGCCAAATTTGGTGACACGGCGGCCGCCGACTTGCTCTTGGGTGATGGTGTGTTTGGCAGACGCCGCGATTTGCCCGCGCAGGATGCGGCGCAGGTTGCGGTTCATGTAGAAAGCGACGCGGCCTTTCATGTTCGGCAGCATTTCCAGCGCGTCCGCCATCAGCTCCGGCAGGTTCGCGCCACTGCTGAGGTCTTTGCGCAGTTGGGTGACGTCGATGTTGGCGATGCGCACCACGTAGCGCCAATCCTTCACGCACAGCCCCAAATCCCACATGTGCTTTTTCTCGTGGACTTCGTAGCGGCCGCCCTCGCTGTCTTCCACGGTGTTGATGCCGAGGTCTTCGCTGTCAATGCCTGCTTTTGAGCCTTTCGGGTAGATGCCGAAGCAGGTGTCGCGCCCCCAGACGATGAGCCAGATAGAGGCGTTGTTGGCGCCGGTACCGCCCGCGTTGATGATGTTTTTGCCGTTTGGCGCAGATAGTGAGTTGTAGCGCGGCGCAAAACCCATGAAGCGTTCCGGGTGGATGATGCCGTCGTTGTACCAGAGGGTTTCTGCCATCTGCTGGTTCATCGCTTCCACGAACGGGCGCTGTTCGGCAGCCAGCCAGGCGGCAGAGTTGCCGTTGAGTTTCAGCAGGCGCTCATCGACAAAGGAACGCGCTTCCAGCATGCCCATGCTTTCCGACACTTGCGTGATGCTGGATTTGCTCGGCTTGACGCCCTTGTAGAGGATGCGCCATGCCGCTTCCGGCAGGCCGTTGCGCACCGCGATTTTGTGCTGGGTGTCGCCGTTTGCCTGTTCGAAAACCATGTCGTCGAGGATTTCGTTGGTCTCGCTGAGGATTTCGACGATGTCGGTGATGAGGTTGCCCTTACCGTCCTTTTGCTGTGCGAGACTCGCCAGCGTCGGGTAGAGGGCGTCTTTGTTTAGGGTAGCCATATTTTTCCTCCTTAAGGATTCAGGCCGGGGGTGTTAGGGAAAAGGTTGCGCGCGTCGCCGCCGCTGTTGTGCCCGCCGCCCACCATGCGGTCGGGCGAAAGGTCGCGGCCGATGGCCAGCATGAAGCGGATGAGGTCGGGATGGTTGCCGTAGCCGGTTTCTGCCAGCATGGCGCGGATGGTGCCGTTCGGGTCGTAGGCTTCCAGCGCGCGGTTGGCAATCGCCAGGTTCTCTTGCAGCTTCTCGCCGCCAAATTCCGGGTCGGCGCGGCTCGCTTCTTCCCACGCCTGTACTTGCTGTTCGTGTTTGACCTGTCCGTACAGGGTCAGGTCTTGCACCAGCTTCGAGGCTGCCGCCGCATCCGCGCCGCTCTCCTGTGCGATTTTCGAGAGGAAAGCCGCCTCGCCCGCGTCCACGTTGTCGCCATAGACGCCAAAGTCGAGCGCATACGCTGCGGGCGGGGTGTCGACTTTCGCTTCTTCCCCGCCCGTGGCGTTGGTTTCCGGTTGTGCTGGCGCGGGTGGCGCCGCGGTTGGTGGCGTTGCCGCCGCTTCAGGCGGGGGCGCCGCCGGGTTTGTTTGCCCGGTTTCGGGCATCGCGTTCTCTTCGCTCATTGTTTGCCTCCGTAAGCATGAGTTGGTAATTCTCCCAGGCGTAGATGCTCAGCCATTCGGTCAGCATCAGCCCGATTTCCCGCCGTCCTTCCGCCCGCGCCATTTGCAGCGGGTTGTCGCGGTAGCAGGTTTGGTAGATGTGGGTTTCTTCAAGTAGCCGCCAGACGATGCGCCGCCCCGCGCCAGTGTTCATCAGGGCGGTAATGTCAGCCTTCAGTTGTTCCTCGTCGCGCTCCTGCGCTGCCCGTTGTTCGGCGGCGCGCGCCTCTCGTTGTTCCGGGGTTTCAAATGGCTCAAGCATTGCCGTACCCCGTCAGGTTATCGAGGACGCTGCCGCCGCCCGCGGGCGTGTTGCCGAGTTTTTGCGCCGCGTCCGCCATCTGCGCCATTTGCGCCTGCTGTTCCGCCTGCGCCTGTTGTTCGGCGCGCGCCTGGCGGATTTCGTCGGCCTTGTCCTGCGGCACGATGAGCAGCGGGTCGATACCGAGCGCGTCGCCGTAGATGTCTACCCAATGGTCGGCGTCGAGGCGGTCGAGGACTTCCGGCTTCGCCTGCGCCATGTTCATCATCGCGTTGGTGTAGCGGTCGATGCTGTTGGTGGCAATCGCCTGCTGTGCCTGCGCCAAGATGGATACCAGTTGCACCGATAATTCCATGCCCTGCAATTCTGGCGGCGGCGGGGGCAGGATGCCGCCCTGCATCACCGCGTCGAAGGTGATGTCGATCATCGGGTTCAGTAGTTCGTTTTGCAGACGTTCCAGCACCGGGCCAATCATCAGCATCTTCTCTTCGTGCCGCTCTGCCACCTCTGTTGCGGTCATGTGTGTGTCCTGGTTGCTTATCATCAGGAACAAGCCGGCATAGAAGGCGTTGTTGATACGCCCGCGAACCTCTTGCATGTCAGCGGCGAGGTGTTGCAGGTCAAGCTGCACCTGCCACAGCGGCGTAATCGGCGTGCCGGCGTCGTGGTACACGATGCCGCCGGGGAGTATGGCATCGTCCTGGTTTTTCATGGACGTCGGCATTTGTAGCGGCGGGTTGGTCAAGTAGTCAATCGCCGTCGCCTTGCGCAGTTGCTGGTGCTGTAGCTGTTTAATGTCGCCCAGCGCTTCCATCCCCGGCGAGGTGCCGTAGATGTGGCCGCCAGATACGCCCCAGCGCGGGCAGACGGCCGGGAAGCGCGGATAGCCGCTTTCGCGCAATATCTGCCCTTCCGGCGCGTTCTTTTCCAGATAGACCGAGCGCCACGGCATTTGTTTCGCCGTCTTGCCGGGGTTGCGCACGTCGCGCGGCTCTATCGCGTGGATGAGGGTAATCCAGTTGTCGAGGCCACCGTTGTCGTACAGGGTGCGCACGGTCTGCGAGACGTTGTTGTAACCAAACTCGCGCACCACTTCCGCCACGGTCTTGTCGAACTCGCGGTACAGCGTGTCCACTTCGCCCCTGAAGTTGGTGGCGATGCAATACTCGCCCGCGGTCAGCGGGTGGTGGTGGATGACGCGGTTGTAGTCGATTTCGATGACCGATGCCGCCGTGCCGTACACCGCCAGCTCTTCGTACATCGTATGCAGCGCGCGGTAGGTGTTGCTGCCGTGGAAAATGGCGTGGATGATTTTCGCCACTTCGTCCAGCCACACTTTGACCGGGTGGTACTTCATCAGTTCCGGGTCGGGCGTCGCCAATTTGAACCACGGGCGCATGGGCGAGGTCATGCCGCTCATGAGGCCTGCGGCGAGGGTACGCATCGCCCCGATGGCGGTGTTGTCGTAGATGTCGTTAAATTTCGCCGGCTTGCGGTCGCTGCTGATAAAGCGGCCGGTGGCAGGCATAACCAGCTTGCTCAAGTTCTGCCAATGCGCAAGCCACGGCGCACGTTCGTTGCGCAGCGCTTCATGGCGGCGCAGTATCTGCTTGCGTAGCGATTCTTCCATCATCCACCTAACAGGGTTTTACTGCCGAGGCGGCCGCGCTTGCCGAGCGTCGGCTTTTCGCCCGGCCGGGTGAGAAGCGTGCCGGACGCGCCGCCGTCATCACCGCCGCCGCGCCGCTCGCTCGGCTCGCCCTCGTAGGCGCCGGCTTCCGGGCGCGCTGCCTTGTTGCCCTTGCCTTTGGCGGCTGCCATCTGGTTTTGCGCGGCAATGAGCTGCGCCTCCATTTGGCGCGCCATCTCTTTGCGCTGTTTGGCGTACTCAAGCTGGATGCGTTCGTTCTCCGCCTGCCACGCTGCCAGCTCCTCCTCCTGCTGCTTGCGCGCCTGTCCGATTTCCCAGTTCTGGTATTCCTTCTGCCGGTTAATGGCGAGGGTGTTTTTCTTCGCCCGCGTCTCCAACTCAATTTCCTGCTGTGTTTTCTTGCGCCGCTCACCGCCGAACCACTTGAAATTGTCGCTGCCGGTTTCGGGATTGACGTAGGGCTGGCTGCCCTCGTAGATGCTCTTGAAACCGCCGCCCGTGCCGTTGCCCAGGTCTTTGTAGGCATCGTAACCGGGCGGCTTTGGCTTGCCGCCGCCAAACCACGGTGCTGCGCCCATGTGCTACACCCCACCCAGCAGGGTTTGTTTTTTCTTCTTCTGCTCCAGCTCGTTAGGGTCAACGCCGCCGGGGCCGGTGAGGATAGTGCCTGCCACCCCGTCTTGCTTCTTGTTGTAGTGCGCCTGGTCTTTCTCGGCGCCGTTGATTTGCCGCTGCATCTGCGCTTGCGCGTTGTTCTGCGCCTGCTGCGCTTGGGCGAGTGTTGCCGCGTGTTGTGATGCCTGTTGCGCCAAGCCTTGCTGCGCCTGCGCCAGTTGCGCCGCCATCGCCTGCTTGTTGGCTTCCATCGCCTCGCGTTGCAGCGCCATGTTTTCGCCGTGCCTGCGGCGGTCTTCTGCCAGCGTTGCATTAAAGCGGCGCTGGCTTTCCGCCTGTTCCTTTTTGAAATTCTCCTGCATGATGCGCATTTGGTTTTCGGCATTGGACTTCTGCCATTCAAATGCCTGCCGCGCCTGCTTGCGTGCCTTGTGTCCGGTGAAGGGTTCGGTGATGACGCCAAATAATTTGCTCATTTATAACTCCTTGATAAAAGTAAATTCTTCCAGCTTCGCCCAAGCGGAAACCAGCCGGGCAAAGTCGGTGTTCGGGGTAGCACGCCAGGCAATGGCTGCCGCGCCGCGCGCCCTGCATTCCGCTTCAAGCGCCACCATCAGCCGCAAGCCCAGACGCGGGCGGCGGTAATCGGGATGGATAAAAATGCCGTCATGACTGGCAACCGTCCGGTCGTGGTGCATATCCGGCAACACCGTCGCCACCGCATAGCCGACAAGGGCATCGCCATCGAACAGACCGACGCACGCCAGCATCCCCGCCTCATGCAGCGCGTCATACGCCGCGCGGTTGAGGCGGCACGGCAGGTTTACGCCCACGTCGTCCAGGTTTATCTGCGCCAACCGCTCGATGTCGTCGTAACGCCCGCGCGGGTCAAATATTGCGATACGGGTCATGCGTCCGGCTCCTCGTGCTCTTCATCAATTCGTGCATCTTCGGCGTGTCCAATAACGCGAGGCAGTAGGCGCTGGCGTAATCCGGCGAGCGCCCCAGCTTTTTCTTGATGTCCTCGCGGCTCTCCACATAGACCTCAACGCCCTGCATCCGCCAGCACGGCGCGCACAGGTCGGCAAGCAGCCGCTTGTCCGGCGGCAGGGCGATGCCGTTGTTGGCATCGGGGTCGAGCGCCTCGCGCAGCATCCACCACAGTTGCGAGCGCAGATTTTTGAAGGTCAGCCGCCCGCTCTTGTCGCGCCGCGTCGCTTTTTCAGCGACGTTGACGGAAATCGCCTGCTGTCCCGCGCCCTCTAAAAAGTCATACACCGCCGCACCCACGCCGATGCCATCCACATGAATCGGCGCGCGGTCGCGCAGCGCAGAAATGACAAGCCCCGCGGTTGCGGGGCCGTTCGGTGTCTCTTTGCCGGGGTAGGCAAGCGGCACGTCAAACCACATGCCATGCCGACGCGCGATAATCGTCTCGTCCTTACCACCACGCGCCACGTCCACGCCCATACTATCCATCGCGGGCAAGACGTCAGGACGACGCCAGCGCGCCATCGCCGCCTCCACCCACGCGGTCGGAATCACCTGCCAGGGGTCGTCCGAAATACCGGCGGAAAAATCGCCGTGCAACATCTGCGAGCGCAGCGGCTCCGGCAACGCCTGTAAAGTCGCCATGTAGCCGGTATTGAGCAAATAAGGATTGTCGGTAACGCGCGCGGAAATAAACGTGCGCGCGAGCGGGCGCACTACCGCCTCGCCCTCATGCCCGGCGATGTCATAACACGGCTTGCCGTCCACAATCACAAACGGGTCGCGGCTATCGAGCCACACATCCTTGCCCGCAATCGTCGCGCAGTAGCGCAACTCGCCATCCTTGGCGGGATTCGGAAATTTCCGATCCAACCACGGCGCGAAAAAATCCACAATCCAACGCCCTTCCTGCGTGGTCGGCGGGTTGAACGTCAAAAGCGCCTGGCACTTCTGATTCGGGTCGGTACTGCGCAGCCAGCCGAGCAGGGCGCGCACCTGCGATTCCAAAAAGTTCGCAGCCTCGTCGAACACCAGCAAATCATGCGGCCGCCCCTGATACTTGTTCCAGTCGTCGAGATTCGGGGTTGAACCAAACTCAATCTGCCGCCCGTCGGCCATGCGCCAAATCTTCTCCGCACCGTTGTAACCATCGCTGTTGCCGACGATGCCTTTCAGCTCGTCAATAATCCCGGTGAGCTGCGTCGCTTCCCGGCGCAAAATCAAAACCTTCTTGTGCTGCGTCAGCGCCTTGCCACAGGCAAGCGCGCTCTTGCCACCACCCGCCGCGCCACCGTAGCCGATGATGTCTGCCTGCGATGTGTAGGCGAGCGCCTGCTTGCCCGGCAACGGCGTCCACAACGGCGCAACCGCCAAACAACGCCCCAACTCGCGCCGCTCCTCGTCCGTCAAATAAGGCAACAGCGCCTCCACCTCATGCGCCAGCATCCGCTGCCCTCCGTGCCTGCGCAATCGCGAGCAACCCCGCCACCTTGTCCGGCGCCTCGCATGGATCAATCTCCGACGCGCTATTGTTGTTAATCTGGATAGCCGTATCCGGCACTTTCCCTAAGCGCGCCTCACGCTGAATGCGCAGCGTCTCCATAATCGCCTTTGCATCCGTCGCCTTATCCGTCGTCGCCAGCAGCAACATCACATGTTGGCGCACCGCCTCCATATCCGCATCATTTTGCAGGCGGAAAGCCACATCATCAGCCACCACGCGGTCAAAGACTGCGCGTTCAACCGTGTTCAGTTCTTGTTCGGTTTCCTGATTTACCTTCGCCAACGCTATGATTGCGTTTGATTTCTCCGAAACCGAACGTTCGGTTTTGTTCGGTTCCCAGCCTTGAGCCTTTGCTTTGTCGGATACGGACGACTTGGCTACGTTGTACTTGCGGGCAATCTCCGACACCGACAAACCCGCAATCTCAAAATCAGCACGGGCAGCCATCCATTGCTCTGCTGACAAACGCGCCATTACTTGCCGCCTCCCTGTGCGCGGATTAACTCGTCAATCTTGTCGCTCAACTTGGCAAACTGCTGGCGCATCTCGGCACGGTCAGAATCCATGCGCAGCTTGATTTCCTGCAAGGCCTCCTTGCGCGCCTGCCGCTCTGCCTCAATAGACTTCTCCAGCGACTGCTGATTAAGCTCAATGCGCGCATCCTGCAAAGCATTTTGCGTACTCATGCCATTCCAAGCAGTTACCCATGACAACACTACGAGGCCGCCGGTCACAACCGTATTCCAGCTGATTTTGTTCTCAAAAATCATCTCTACTCCTCTACGCATAGCGCCCGCAGCTGCCCAATGTGTTCCTTCAATCTCAACTCGCGCTCAACCAAATTGCGGTAAGCATCATCGGATAACGTCGCCAAATCCACACCTTTGATGAGCGGCAAGGTTGGCACCGGCGGACAAGGCGGCAGCGGCGAAGGTACAAATTCCACCTGCCGCGCACAGCCCGCCGCGCCAAAAACCAAAACGGCGGCCAAAGCCACCGTCTTACTTCTCGAAATAATCACGTCTTCCCTCCCGGATAGCCTTCTCGGCTTCCTCGCGCTCCCGCTTGGACGCAACCGCCGCCTGATTGGCGCGCTCTGCCCGTGCCTTGAGGCCGTCGGCAATCGCCTGCAAACGCGAGCGCTCGCGCCGCTCCATCTCCGCATTGAGGCGGGCATTGCGTGCGCGCAGCACATTGACCGCAACCGCGAGAGCGACGACAACGCCAGCGAGCGCATACAGCGCCCAGGACTTAATCCGTTGCACGACTGCGCTCCCAAATGATGTACACCAGCGCGGCAGCGACGATCACCAAACCGATCCAGCCCGCATAGCGCGCAAAATCGACAAACTCCTGCGCCGGACGCGCCGCCTCCATCGCCTCCGGCAACGCGGCAAACGCCGTACTGACCAGCCCGACGGCAGCACCCTTGCTGCGCGGCGACTCCTTGATGGAGCCAATGAGCGACAGCTCGCCGTCACATTTCTGACTGCGCCCATCCGCCACACACATCTTGTTAGCAGGCACATGACCGGCGGCCATGCGCAGCGCATCGGCTTTCACCTCTGCCACACGCCGCCCCCAGCCTTTGCCGTATCGCTTCCATTTTTTCGTGGATTGCATAAATCGCAGACGGTTATCGCACAGACGCAGAATCAACTGCTCCACGCCGTACTGGGCGACATAATCCTCCACCGCCTGCAACGTCTGCATACCGATGACGCCATCAGTACGCTGACCGACAATCGCCTGCAAAAACTTGGATGCCCGCTTGGTGCCGCTGTTGACCGCAAAGTCGAAGACGGCATAATCCAGACCGGCGGGCAGGTGGTCATAGCGGATGACATTAGCGTACTGTGCGCGGTAAATCTCATGCACTTCCTGCATGGAGATTTCCTTGACGCTTTGCTCCGACAACCCCTTGCGCTTGCGGTAGGCGTTATAGGTGCGCCAGGTGATACCGTAATTCGTCTCGCCGCCGCTGTCGTGCGGGTCATTGACGTAGCCGCCCTCGTCCGCAATCAGCAGGGCAAGGGCTTTGTCGTAAGTGTCTCTCATCTACCCTCCGGGCAATAAAAAAGCCCGCGTGAGCGGGCTGAGCGGGAACAACAAAAAACCCGCACAAGGCGGGCTATCGAAACGTTCAGATGGAATTTGCTTACACTCATTCCAATCTAATGGATTTAGTATACTTTTGGTACGCACCAATGTCAAGAGTTTGGCACATCCGCATCGCACGTTGCCACCTTGCCGATATTGCCACGGATTGCATCAATATGCTCACCACGGGCACGCAGCATCAAATCCAGTTCCGCCCATACTCCGATGGGAATATTGCCACCGTTCAACCATTGGCGGATTCTCGCCGTACTGGACAACGTCAGAGCTTCCGCCATTGGGGTTTGCCAATGCTCGCCCCATAGCACGTTGCCGATTTCAGAAAGCTGGTCTGCTGTCAGGTTCTTCTTGTTTTGAAGCAGAGTGCCGTAATGGTAAAACCCCATCCAAAACGCCCCGCGCGTGCCTTCCGGTACTGGTCCTTGATCGCCCATTTCGGCGGACAGTTTGTCAATCAAGCGGGCGGTTTCGACTTGGTCAGCCTTGCGCCATTCCTTTGTCTGGCTAGCCATACCGATGCCGCGCACCGGATATGCCAGCAGGTTGCTCAAAATGTTTGGCGGTATCTCGCCGTCTTGCCAAACGCTCCTGGCCAGTTGGCCAAGAGCGTACATTTCTTTTTCGGTGACTTGGGTCATTGCATCTTACCTTTGGCTTTCTTAATAATCCATGCAGCGTCAAAGTCTTCGTCGCGGTTATCAATCCACCACTTTGCGTTGCTATGCGAGCACAGCTCATCCAGTACAGCTTCGACAGCCGCAATTTGTTTAAGATTGATTTCAGAGGTGTTGGTATTTGCGGCGATTTTGGCGCGCATTTCGTTGATGGCGAATGCGGCCTTCGCTCGGATATCGGTCGCCCAAGCGATTTGCTTTTCGCTTCCGATCAGTTCTGGGAGATTCGCATCTTCGCTAGCTTTGGCGGCTTTTTCTGCTTCAGCTTGTTTGTAGCAGTCATAGCAGAAGCGAGATTCAAGCCATGCTGCTTTCTTCTCGCGTTCGCCGTGGACATTGGTACCGTAGATTTGGTGTTCTACTGTGTGACCGCATAAGTGGGTGATTCTGTATATGGACATTGTCGTCTCCTGTTTAGACTTACGGAGCGCCGTCCCTGTGGACTTGCGCAAGGTATCGGCTTTTTTGTTCCGATGGGCGCATTGTATTACTATGCGCCTGGTAACACAACCCTACCCCGAACTTTTTTGATAACACTCTAAAAGAAAAAGAATTTTTTCCGCCTGATTGCGCCCCTCCACCTGTTCCAGCCCGGCACGGATGGCCGCGATGACCGCCGGGTCTTTGTGCTTGACCTCAAAGCGGTTAGCCGCTGTCAGGCGGCTTTGAAAAGCATCCGCCGTTGCCCGGCGTAGCCGTCTGCTATGCTCCGTTTTTGCGTTTGCCATGATTAACCTCCTGCCGCACAACCGATCCGTCCAGAAACGCATGACCGGCCAGCAAACTGCGATACATCGCCGTAACACTCGTGCCGCATTGTCGCGCTGCTGCCTGCTTGTTGGACACCCCATCATGATAACGCACCATGACGGCCTGATACGCATCGGGATACTTAACCTTGAGCGACGCCAGCGCGCGATTGACCGCCTCGGCCTCATCGTCGGACAGCGGCGCGACATCATCGGCGTCCGGCGTGGACTGCGCCAACTTGCCCAGATTGCAACGCGCACCCTGCGGCGTCCCGTTGCGCAGCAGGTTCCATCGGCGCCAACGGAGCATGTGATACTCAATGCTCATCCAATCACCTCAATACGCACCTCGCAGGCGGCTGTGTCGCGTACCTCGCCGCGCAGGACAAAGAGGCGGTCTATTTGCCCGTCGTTGCCATAGACGCCCGCTTTTTCGAGGGCGTCAAGGATTGATTTCATCCTGTTGTCCACATCGTAGGGACGGCGGCTGTTGGCGTGCAGCGTCAGCGTGACGGCGAGGCGCTGATGCGGATACAGCACCACCGGCGACTTGCAGCGGCGCAACACCTCGGCGCGGTACGCTTTGCCCTCGGCGCTGATGTAGGTGCCATTGCGCCCGTATCGCCAGTAGTGATTAACCGACGGCGGCATCGGCAGGGTAATCGCAAAGCTCATAACCCCTCCCCCAATCGCTGTTTCTCGGCGGGCGACAGCAGCGCAAACAGCCTGGACTGCGTGCGCAACACCGCCTCATACACCGCGGCGCGCACAAAATCCCGCTCCAGATCGGACGACGCGCGCCCGTCGAGCACATCGTGGCAGGCACTGCACAGCCAGGCACAATGCAGGTCGTGCGGCTTGCCGCCCATGATGCCCATGCCGGGGAGCGACACATGCGCCGCCACCGTGGTTTCCGGGTTGTGGTTACAGACACCGGGGAGCATCGCGGTACATTGCTGCCCGCGTGCCTTGTCGAGTAGCCATTGCAGGCGGTTTTTGCGAATACTCATTATCGATACTCCTGCAAAATCACGTCAATCGCCATAATCACAAAAACCGTATCTATGGGCTTCTTCGCATTGGCACCGCGCAAAAAACCGTCGCATAAATTCACATAGTGAATATGCAAAATTTCCATTGCCTCCTGCTCTGAAAACTCGAGGGGATAGCGCGAACGGCTTTTGCGCCAATTCCGCATTTTCCTTCTCAGTGCTTTCAGCGCATCGGGCGACAAACCTTTATTCATCGTCCCCTCCAAACCAAATCCTCATACCCCGCCGCATACGGGTCGGGAATAAACACCTGCAACGATTCCGCCGCCCAGCGCCGGATGTTTTCGACATAATCGTTAAATTCCTGCCGGTTCAATTTCGCGGTGGATTTCGTGATGCGCATCCCGCCACCAATCCCCAAATCTACCGGCGGCAAGAATTGCACCTTGCAAAACTCATGCACGATTTCCGTCACCGCAATACCGCGCCCGTGCAATAACCGCTCCGTCTCCTCATTGACAAAATAGCCGGGGTCGTTATCCACGATGGTTTTGTACACCACGCCCCACAGATACTTGTTCTGCCGCAGCGTCCGTTTCTTCTCCTCCGGCTCAATGCGCACCACCAGGATTGCATCGCCATCAATAGCCGCCGCCTGCACGGCGCGCATCGCATTACCGCGCACCTGCTCATTCACCAGCCGAAACTGCTGTCCGTTCATTTCTCCCTCCGCAAAAGCCGCTCGATAAATCTGAAAATCTCGTCAATCTGCGCCGCTGGCTGCTTGCTCTTGCGCAGCATCATCAGCACCTGCCGATCACGCTTGCGCTCGCATCGCATCTCCAGCGCTCGGCACATTTGCGGGACGATGGCCGGATTGAGCCAGCGGGCGAGGCAGATGTTAAGCACCTGGTCGATGTACCAGGCGTCGTAGCCGTCGCTGACTGGCTTAACCATGCCGCCCCCGCTCCGCAACATCGCGCCGGTCATGCCTCGCCTCCCACCACACGAAACCGCCCACGATGCTGTTCAGCCTCTTCGCGCGGTTTACTCCCTGGCATCCGTATCCCAGCAAGCAGGTCGTCCAGGAAGGCGAGATTTTCCGCGCGCTGCTCCGGGCTGATTTCCGGCTCCGGCAAGGCAGGCAACGGCGGGCGCTCCGGCAACACCTCCAGCAGCGCTACAGGCGACGGCCAGCTCTTGCAGCGCGCTGCCAACAGCACAAACGCCTCGCGGAAACGTGGTGCGTCCTCGTCGGTCAGGCAACGGTTGTGGCCAATAGCCTCCATCCACACCAGCCCGGTTTTATCCAGCGTTTCCAGCGCAGGCGACCGCTCCAGTTGCAGCGCCAGCAATTTTTGCAGGCCAAACATGATTTCCTCTTTCACGCTGGCAGACATTTCTGCTTTCATTTCAAATCTCTCCACGTCTGATTTTTTCCTTCATCTCTTCCAGGACAGCGATGCCCTGCGCGACCTTGCTCGTCCGTTGCGGCGGCATCGTGGCGGCGCCAAACCCGCTCGGCACACCAACGGGCTGCACAACCTCGCGCCCCTGCTGGTCAAACGTGCGGCCTTGCGGGGCAAACGGCTGGCCAACCTGCCGCGCCAGCGCCAAATCGGACTGCTCGCGCTGATAGCCCTCGGCGTAAAACGCGCGCCACTCCTTGCTCGCCGCGAACGCTGACGCCTCCTGCACGCTGATACCCGCCGCCTCTGCCTGCGTGCAATGCCGCTGCCAGGCGGATTCCGTCATCGGCTTGCCAGCGCGGTATTGCCACCAGTCGCGGGCGGTCGCCTCATCCACGCCGCGGGCAACCACGAACGCGACGAACTCGTCCGCCTTCGACTGCCGTTTCGGTTTCGGCGGTTCAGGTTCAGGGGGCGCGGGCGGCGCGTCAGCGCACACCCCCATTTCTGCTGTAGTTTTCTGGTAGTTTTCTGAAGTAGTTTTTTGTTCCTTAAACGAACGTTGAATTGCGACGCCGCGAGTGTTGAATCCTTCGCCCGCGAATGTTGAATAGTCACTTCCCGAATGTTGATTTTGCATTTCGGGAATGTTGCAACTCTCGTTCGCGAATGTTGCATCCATTAGCGCATCGAAGGCTGCTTCATCCAGGCGGAAATAAATACGGTGTTCGATGCGTTTTTCCGTTTCGATGAGGACGCCCAAATCGCGCAGCCGCTTGCGTGCCGTGCGTTGCTCCTGCACCGACAACCCCGTCTCGTCTTCGATTTCCGCCGCCGACTTGTACACGCCCAGCGCGCAATCGCTGCGCTCGTTCCAGTAAAGGAAATGGCTGAACAAAATCACGGCATTGACGCCGCCCAACGGTTTTGCAAGCTGTGGGTAGTAGGCGATAGGACGGCCAGCGGCGCGCAGATGACGAAACCAACTCATGACTGCCCCTCATAAAACAATTTCATCCCGTCCGGCAGGGGTAGCCAGAAGGCAAACCCTGCATCCCCAAACCATGACACCAGCGCGGCGTCGGTCGCCCACGCGGGCAGGCGCTCATTGCCGTCGGCATCCATCACCGCGCCCAAAGGCGTGCGGAAAAACACCTCCGCCTCGCGGCCGTCCTGGCGTAGCGCGACAAAGCGCGTGCCACGTGCGGGCATCTCGGCAAAACGCCAGCGCGTATCCCGCGCCGTGTCCGTCGTTACCCCAAAACCCACGGCATACCCCTCCGGCAACGCTGTCCAGCACCAATGACCGCTCTCATATAGCCAATCCTCCAAATCTTCGCCATCCATCACGCCGTGATCATCGCCGTCGGCGTCAAACAAATGCCCGTCCCAGACGAACAACGACGCGCCGCTGCCATCGTCATACAGCGCTACAAACCTGCCGCGCTCTGGCGGCTCGTCATACAGCCAGCTCATGCCGCCTCCTTCTTGTCCAGCAGGCGGGCGATGCCTTCCACGCCCTTTTGAAACACCACCGTCTTGATGCCAATCTGCCAGTCGCCGTTTGGCTTCTGCCATTTCGTTTCCACCTGGCGGAACCATCCCATATCAATAAAACGCTGATAGGGCGCATTGCGGCTATCCAGCACGCCCTCATCGCGCAGGAAGGCAAAAAGGCGATTGCGTCCAATGCCGCGATTGAGGACTTTGGCGACGGTCGCCATATCAATCACGCTGTCGCTGCCGGTAACGTCGTGGTAAAACTCCACCTTCGGCGCATCCTCGGCCACCTTCGCCTCCAGCGCTGCCCGCTGCTCGTATTGCGCCGCCCATGCCCGCGCCGCTTCGGCCGGGTTGGAAAAATCGGGCAGGGCGGGCATGGCGACTTGCGCCTCCAGCTCCTGCCAGCGGTCAACCAGCCGCGCCGTGAACTCCGGCGACAACTGCGCTACAACGATGATGCTGTCGCGCTTGCCCTGCTCGCCGGAAAAGACATAAACCTGCACGGGTTTAGTCGCCGTGGGAATTTCCGCCAATGGCGGTAATTCGATAACCCCGCGCTCGGCAAGGCGTTCGATAGACCGCTTGGTGTCGTCATGACGGGATTCGACCAGCTCGGCAATATCGCGGCTGGTCATCGTCAGGACGCGCTTGTCAAAAGTTTGTAAATTAGGCATAATTAAACCTCGCATGTACTTGCCGCCCAGTTTCCAGGCGGCATTTTTTTGCCCAAAATTCGCCCACGGTCAGGCCTCCGCTTCTGCGGGACAGCGGCCCATCCGCTCCCCGTTTCGATAGCCGCCCGCATGGGCGGTTTTTTTGCGTTCATGGGGTGGGTTCCGGGGTTTCTTCGGTGGGTGCCGATTGGTCGGGCTTGACATAGTCCTCGACACGGTATGGGATGGCCTGCCCGCTCAAGACGAATAAACGCCCAGCGCTGGATTCAGGCACGATTTCACCCCAGCGGTACACGGCACTGTTGCCGTAGCCCAAGAGCTTCTGGATTCTTGGCTTGCTGCCGAAGTAAGCGACGGCGTCTTTCACAAGCATATCTAACCTCAACACTAATTTAGGTTAGAATATCTTACTAATCTAGGTAAGAAACCGCAAGGTAAAATGTTACTTACTTTGGTAAGTAGCGAGGTACCATGCGGTCATGAAAAGAGAAATTGACCCGAAGGCGGTTTCAACCCGCCTTATCCAGCGGATGAAGGAACTGGACATCAGCGGCGCGGACATCACACGCGCGACTGGCGCGACCAGCGCGGCCATCACCAAGTGGCGACAGGGCATCAACGCGCCAACACGCTATGTGTTGCAACTTGCGAAGCTGCTGCAAACCACGCCAGAATGGTTGTTGTATGGCATACCATCAACAAAACAGGAATTGCCTGCACAGATGGCGGAAAAACCTAGACGGACGTCAGACTTTGGCGAGTTGGGGGAATTCCGGTTATGGAGCAACAATGCCCCATTACCGGAAGATGAGTATTACTATGCGCCGTTTTACAAAGATATTGCCATGATGGGCGGTGCAGGAAGCTCTGAAATGGAAGACTATAACGGCTTTAAGCTGCCTTTTGGCAAAGCAACTTTGCGCAGAAATGGCATCACCCCAGAGAACGTTGCGTGCTGCACCCTGACCGGCGACAGCATGGAGCCTGTTATTCCAGATGGAGCAACCATTGGCATTGACCAGGGCGAAACCGTTATCCGTGACGGGAAGATTTATGCCTTCCGCCATGATGACGTGTACCGCATAAAACGCCTGTATTTGGTGCCGGGCGGCAAAGTGCGCATCAACAGCTTCAACCAGGACGAACCCGCATACCGGGATGAAATTGTATCCTTAGAAGATATAGAAATTATCGGCAGGGTATTCAACTGGTCGGTGATGGCACAATAATACGGATATATAAAAGCCCGCGTTATGCGGGCTTTTGTTTTTGCTATTTTATTGTCTGTCTATT